CACTTACATTTGCGTTGTATATGCATGGTTCGTAGTTACATATATTCCATCCAGAAGTTACATTTGCGTTGTATATGCATGGTTCGAAGTTAAATATACGCATTTCAGCAGTTACATTTGCGTTATATATGCAGGGTTCTAAGTTCCATATAGACACACCAGTAGTTACATCCTCGTTAATTATTTTCATAATAATAAGCAGTTTTAAATCTTGCTCAGGATTATTTCATTTATTAAAAACATTATTTAACTGTATTCATTTATTTTATTTTTAAAACCCCTAAATAGTTAAAAATAGGATTTCTTTTTGTTTTTATAAATTTATAATTTTAATTATTGAGTCGATTATTCTATTATATATTTTTGTTTTAATTATCAACGTAAATATAAAATAAAGTATTAATAATGGAATTGTAATTACCCAAAACAAAGAAAATATGAATATATAAAATGTAAATTCTTCTTCTGTAAATTCATCTGTTTTCTTAATTGTAATTCCGTATGATATTAAAAATATTATAAAAGATATTATAAAATATGTAATCATTTTTTATTATTTTTAAGTTTCGCAAATAAGCATATTAAAATACTCTTCTTTTGTAAGTGAAATCAAATCATCTTCTTTTGAGTTGTAAAGAGGTAATTCATCATTTTCAATATATAATGTATCTCCTTGTCTTTTAAATAATACTTCTTTGCCTTTTGAAATTAAGTTCTTAACTTCATTATAAACTTTTCTATCTATTTTATGAACGCTTGCTATTGCATCTAAAGGTTCTCTGTACTTGTCTATCCAAATCCATGCTTCCTCATTAGTAGAAGTACACCAACATCTTACCGCGTAAGCTAGTTCCCCGCTTTCTACTTCATCAGATAATTCACTAACATCTATACTATAAACTTCATATATATTATGTTTTACAAATGAATATCTATCGTATTTTTTAGTAAAAGTATAACCTTCCTTTTCTGATTCTGAGAAATCACCATCTTTGCTGTACCATCCATCTTTTTCAGCAAATCTATAGTAGTTCATTTCTTTTCCATCTACTGAAATTCTTTTTTTTGTTTTTGAATATTTAAAAAATTCAACTGGGTTTATACAGTCAAAAGCTAACACTTGAGTAGATTTGCAATTTATTAAAAAAGCCTCTTCCATTGTGATAGGATCTATAGTTTCATAAATACCTTCTAAGTAATTTAATAATTTATTAGTATACCTATCATCCGTTACTTTTGTTCCATTCAATAAAACGGATTCATTTATCATTTTATGAACAAACTCAATTATTTCTTCTGAATCTTTAATATCATTATTAAATACTATTTTTGTTTTAAGATCATCTAAAGTATAGTTGTATATAGATAAAACTTTTTCAAATGCAGTTTTTGTATCAAAATCTCCTTCAATTGAATTTATTATTTTTACAACTTTACTTTTATCCAAATTTCTTTCTACTAAATTTGGATAAAATTCTCTTTCTTTAAAAATTTCAAATGTCTTATATTTTGCTCTCATTAATTTACAAAAGAACTCTATATTATAATTCTCTTTATTTTTATTAGAATTTAATATACCTAAGGCATTTATACTATAATTAATTGACCCTTTTGATATAAAAAGACATTTTTTTAAAAAGTCTTTTTGTTCTTCTGTTAATTTGTTTCTTAAATCTTTTGTTTCCATTTTTTTATTTTTTGTTATTATTAATTACAGTACAAATGTAATTTTTTTTATAGTGCGATTTTAAACTTTAACACTATTTAACAATTCAGCATTAAATATTAAATGATCGTACTGTTTGTAATAGGATGGTTCTAAGTTCCATATACCCCGTCCAGCAGTTACATCGCCGTTGTATATACATGGTTCGAAGTTATCTATATCCCATTCAGTACTTACATTGCCGTTGTATATGCTTGGTTCGTAGTTACTTATATTCCATTCAGCAGTTAGATTGCCATGGTATATGCTTGGTTCGTCGTTCCATATAGACCGTTCAGCAGTTACATTGCCGTTGTATATGCATGGATCGTAGTTCCATATAGCCTGTTCAGCGCTTACATCCTTGTTAATTATTTTCATAGTAATTTTAATTATTTTTTTTGTTTAGAAGGGCAAATCTTCAAAATCTTCTCCTTTTGAATCTGAACTCATATCAACTGGAGGTATGTTATTAATTTCAGGTGCATTTTCTTGTTTTTCAACCCTCCATCCTACAATTGAATTAAAATATCGTGTCACTCCTTCAGGATTTGTCCATTCACGTCCACGTAGATTTATTGATACTTTTACATTATCCCCTTCTTTATATTGATTTAATACTTCTGTTTTATCTTTTAAAAACTCAATACTAATATCTTGGGGGAATTGTTCTAAAGTTGTAACTATTAATTCTCTTTTTTTAAACCCACTATCAAATGTTTGCGTTTTGAATACTTTTTTAATTTTTCCTATTACTTCCATTTTATTTTTTGTTTAATTTTTCGTTATTAACAATTGAATTTATTTTATCTTTAACTATTTCCATAATATCTTTAATCGAATTTATAATGTCTTCGTTACGATCTACTCTTATAATATTGATTTGCAATCCCTCTATCAAATCAGGATCATAGGTTATAAAATCACACCATTTACGCCCTGTAATCCATAAATAACCTTGTATCTGATATATATAATCATTGTTATATATTTCGCCTGTCATAAGACTTTTTAAATGATTACCACCATTATAAGGACATTTAACCTCTATTATACCTTCACTCCCTACAAAACCGTCTGGTGTTCCTCCTATGAAATCATCGTATTTAATAAATGATTGTTCTGATATAACTTTATTACCTGTATACTCTTGATATTTTAAAATCGCCTCTCCTTCATAGTCATTACCATGTTGCATCTCTTTACTTGACACATTTAGCCTTCCTAATCCATTTGACACGTTCCCGCTTTTCAAAAGTCTTTCCCAGGCTATTTTGTAAATCAACTTTTCAGATGTCATAGATTTTGAAACCGTATAGGTTTTTTTGTCTTTAGATTTCACGATCAATTTTCCAAAATTAGACCCCGTAATCATTCCTAAACGATCTCTATACCATTTATCTGTAGAATCTTCTACATTAATTGTTTCGATATAATCATCATTTGTTATATCCTTTCCTATTTCTTTTAACCAATTCATAATCAATATATTGTTTCTGTTGAATTTAAATGCGATCCAAATAATCTACCTATTTTTTTTGCAGCATTACTTATTGCAAAACTTAATGCTGCAGGAACATTTTTATGTAATGCCTTAGGGTTCAATTTTGTAAAATCTGTTGGATGAGCATTTTTTGTAACCTCTATTGGAACAGCACCTACTCCAGCATATGTAAGCCAATCACCTAAAATAGGATGGTAAACTTTAAGCTGTACATGTATAACAACTGAATTTCCTAGTACCCTTGGGTCTCCTTGTTCTACTTGCCAAAAAGGATATATTTCATTCAACAATTCCTCAACAATTCTAATAGGCAAATAATTCGCATTTTGTGAATATTTATTTTGTTTAATCCAATTCTTTGAAGGGCTTTTATTAACTAATGATTTAAATTCTTGTAAGTTCTCATATTTTTTAACCCCATCTTTATCTACTGGTATTAATTCGTAATTTGAATGTTTTTCTATTGACATAATTTTTATTTTTAATATTATTTTTTATAAATCTATACTTTTTTCTTTTACAAATTCTTTACATGTTTGTACAAATGAAATTACTAAATAATTTAATAATGTACATAATTTATTAATTTTTCTTTTCATGATATTTTAAAATGTTTCGGGTATATAATTATCTTTTATTTCTTTCTCCAATATCTTTAAATCGGATATATGTAGTTCTTGTAAATCTCCATTTTTATCGAAATAATTAATATTAGAACAATACAGTTTTCTATCGTATACTGTTATACAATTAACGTCTGTATCCTCGTCTACTTTATATTCTATTAAGTAATCAAATTGAATTGAACAGGCATCATATGTTTCAATTTCTATAAAGCCATTTTGTGAATTTTCATTATGATCTTCAATTTCAATGTCGAACGGTTTTATTCTGTAAATTTCCATAAATTTATTTTTATACAAATATACAAAATAACAACGTTAATTTTATAAGTTTAACATATTTTAACATAATAAAAAAACCAGCCAAATAAGGCTGGTTAAAAAAATAATTAATTTTAAATTATGAAAATGAAAAACCTAAAACAAAGATTTGTTACATGCAAATATAATGATTTATTTTTATTATTTATAAATCGTCATTAAAATATTTATCAATTATTTCTTTTGTTTTTTCAAACCCAATTGAAAAACAAGCATAATAACCGTTTTTTAAATGACTTTTAATCACTTCATGCTGTGCTTTTATATGTTCTCCTTTTTTTCCTGCAAAATAATCACCGTTTTTTTTGAATAATCTAGTAGGCTCTTTATGACTCTTGTCTTCAAATTCCTTTTTTAATTCAATAAATAATCCTGAATATTTTTTATTCGGCTTAGGTATAAATAAATCACTTGTGCCTTTTAAGTTTCCTAAATACTTAAATTTATAACGTTCAAAAGGTGTTTTTTTACTTTCAGTATTGCAAGCTATAGGATTGATATTGTACTGGTCCTTTACATAATTAACTATATTATGCTGTAAATGATCCTCTTCTCCTAAAAACTTATAAAATGGATTTCTTTTTATACTCATATTTATTTTTTTAAAAATTCTGATTTTAAACCGCTTAAATGTGTTCTCATTGCGTCCATAACATTATTAGATGATTTAGTAGTTAACCTTAATAAATTTAATTCAGGTACTTCATTATCAACTTGTATTTTTGCTTTTGCCACAGACATTCCTTTTTTAGTTAGCTCAAACATTCTAGCATTCCATTTTTTATAAAAAAGTCCTCTTTCACTTTCTAAATAATAAGTTATAGAGCTTATTTTACGTAATAAATACATTATGTTATCTCCGTTTAAATTATCATTTGTTTGATAAGTGTCAATATGATCGTGTAACTCTAATAAAGAACTTTCAAATTTATTTTTATTTTCTTTCTCTTCCATAATATCAATTTCTCCAAATATATTAATTTGTTTCATAAGTTATTTATTAAGTCACGACAAATAAAAGGAGGTACACCCATGTATTTACTCATTAAAAATACATTTGGATTTTTATTACCTTTTAAATAGAATTTTGCTTTTTTATTAATTTCTTCTAATTCATTTTTACAATAATTAAACTCATTATTACTAATTTGTTTTCCGTCAATATTAATTCCAGTGTAATTATATTTATAAATTTTTCCATTTTTATTTTTAGAAGTCATATTTACATTATATAATTCATTTATTAATTTTGATAGTATTAAATTTTTACGCCTTTTTTCCATTCCAAAATACTAATTTACTATTAATTCCTTTTTTAACAACTATTTTTTCATCCTTATGTAATTGATTAAGAATTTTTTTTAAATCTATTATATCAATATTTAGTACATTCTTTAAAACAGCTAATGATGTTCCATTATGACCTCCTGTTGCATTATGTTTGTCTTGTAAAAATTTAATTAAATCTTTTTTCATTAGAATAATGTTTTTTGATATTCAATTTTTTCATAAGTATTACAAAATAATTTTTCGTAAACTTTATTTTTAGTATTTGCACTTAATAATGACCGATGTTCAAATGAATCCACTTCATTAAATGGTAACTCATAACTACTCATATAAATTTTATAGGGACTTTTTTTAACATAATTTAAAAAATCTTCTTGAGAAACATCCTTTTGATACTTAGCGGTGTTAAAATAAGGAGGGTCTAAATAAATGATAGTTTCGTCAATAGGTGTATTTATTTTTACTTTGTCATAAGATAAGTTTGATATATTAAGTCGTTCCAGTCCTTCCAGTCCTTCCAGTCCTTCCAGTCGTTCCAGTTGTTGCAGTCGTTGCAGTTGTTCCAGTCGTTGCAAATCTAAACGACCTTTAATTTCTTTTTTTAAAAAAGACATTATTTTCAAACGCTTTTCTTTACTGTATTGTTTTTCTAATTTTGAAGTATCAATTTTAATTCCGTAATCTTTATCAAATAAATCTATATGATAATCCGAGTCATTGACTATTATTTCATGCAAAATGTGTTTTATTTTCTCGTTTTCTTCTGAAAATAAATATCCCTTATTAGCATTATTTCCAAAACTCCAGCAAGTTTTGATTAAACCAGCACGCCAATCATCATCATTAACGTGTTTTTTAAAATCCTCTCTTGAAACCCATTTTAAAAAATCATCTGTAAATCCATCTTTTTGTATTTTCTTTAAAAGATTAACAACTCCTGTATTAAGTTCATTATAATAAACTTTTTGAATTTGTTTACGTTGTAAAGCTTCAAAAGATATTGCCCCACCTCCTCCAAATAAATCGTAAAAATATTTACAATTTGGATTATGAATTAATATATAATCAATTATTTTTTTGGATAGTTTTCTTTTACTACCCATGTATGGTATTCCTAAACTCATAATAATTTATTTACTATATATCTTAAATATTGTACTTGTTGTTGATATAACTCGCAATTTTCTTTATGCTTAGCGTATAAATTTGTCCTTTTACCACCTCTATTTTGTTTTGTATAACCATTATAATTTAATAATGATTCACTTGATTTATCAACTTTCTTTTGAAGTTTAAAAAGTTCATTTGAAGCGTTTTTTATTTCTTTCAACCTTTGTAAATGATTTAATCCATTCCAGTATTTATTTATTCTTTCCTTTGATATTTTTGAAATTTCCATACATTTAATTAAATACTTTTAAATCCTACACAATCATTTTCATCTCCATTAATTCTTTTTTCAAAATATTGCCTACTCAATAAATCACTATTAAAATCGCATCTTTCTATTGTTAAGTCTTGACTTTGATAAAAATTACAACAAGTATCACATATACATTTTTCCATAAATTTAATTTTATTATTAATTACATTACAAAATTAGTTTTTTTTATATTGCGATTTTAAACTTTAACACTATTTAACAGTTCAGTATTAAATATTAAATGATCGTAATTTTTGTAATATGATGGCTTGTGGTTATATATAAATCTTTCATCACTTACATTACCATTGTATATGCAGGGTTCGAAGTTAAATATATCAAATCCAGCACTTACATTACCGTTGTATATGTATGATTCGAAGTTCCATATAGACCATTCAGCACTTATATATTCGTTAATTATTTTCATTTTAATTGTTTTTTTGTTAGTTCATTTCTTAAAAATATATTTTCTTTTGCCCTTCTTTGTTTAAGAGTATATAGTTTCTTGTAATCGCTCTGCAATCTCATTGCATAGTTATTTATGTTCATGAATTTCTTATATGTATTTGAGTTTTCAAATTTATATAATTCTTGATACATCTTATTTTGATCATTACTATGTAATTTAATAATTTGATCTTTTTTTAAAGATATAAATTCAAGTTGAATATTTATTATGTAATTAAACATTTCAATATTTTCATTGTATCTATCTTTACTATCTATATTCTCTACTTCTAAATCCCATAGATTAAAGAACTCAAAAAGTATTTTTTTTATTTCTTTATTATCTTTCATATCTTAAAATGGAAAATCATTATCACTTTCTCCAAACGCTTCGTTTAAACTAGGTTTAACATCAATTATATTTGTTTTTATTATAGGCTTTATTCGTTCTTTAAAGTGAATAGAGCAGTCGGGATACTCATCTCCCTTTTCAGTTTTTTCATAATACCTTTTTTTCTTCCAGTCAAAATAAATCTTATACTTTCCTACTTTACCAATACCATTAGGCTTGGCTTTCTGTATGTATATATGCGTTTCATTCTCTTCTATTAAATCTTCGTTTTCATCAGGATTCAAGTTAGGCAAAGGTCTATAAACTAATAACTGTAAAAATGCTCTTCTTTGCCAAACTTTACCGCCGTACCATTCATCAGCTAATGCTGGCATCTTTTTTCTTGTTCCTTTATCTTTATCAAAAAATTTAAATGTTTCTGAAACGTGATTTACAACAAAATCAATTCTATTATTTTTAAAACACTCTTTATTTATTTTTTTTAGCATTCTGTTAATTACCTTTTCTTTGGCTTCAAAATCTTCTAAATCATATACTGGATCAATAACAGCGCAATCAAATTTTATATTATTTTCTTCCTCATATTTATTTAAAGATTCATAAAAACCTTTTAAAGTCATTTCCTCTTTTATTTCTTCTATTACAAAATGATTCTCTATAAAAATGTCTGCGGCGTTTACATCTGCTTCGTTCATGGCATAATTGTTTTCACCTCCTCCATTTCTAACTTTTGAATATGGTTTACCTATATAAATTTCTCGTAATTCAGAAAATATATGTTCTGGATTACCAGCTTCTCCGAAATAACAAAAATGCTTAAATCCGTATTTCTCTGAAAGCTGTACCAACATTTCGTAAGTGAATGTACTCTTACCATGATGCGGTTCTCCTGCAACATACACAGGGTATCTTCTTGACAACATGAAATTTGTACCCCAAGTTTGAAAACCTAAATGAACAGCCCTTAGCATTCCGTTTTCTCTTATGTCTTTTGATGCTCCCTCTACATCTTTTAAAGTAACTGCCATTTTTATTTTATTATTAATTGTTCATTAAAAATTAAATCATCATACTTTTTGTAATAGCATGGTTCGAAGTTCTCTATATACCGTTCAGAAGTTACATTACCATTGTATATGCACGGTGAGGAGTTATATATATCCATTTCAGTAGTTACATTAGCGTTGTATATACATGGTGCGGAGTTAAATATATACCGTTCAGAAGTTACATTACCATTGTATATGCAGGGTGCTTCGTTAACTATATACAATTCAGCAGTTACATTTACGTTGTATGTGCAGGGTGCGTAGTTCCATATATGTTCAGCAGTTACATTACCATTGTATATGCAGGGTTCGGAGTTCCATATATGTTTAGCAGTTACATCTTCGTTAATTATTTTCATAGTAATTCATTTTAAGTTAATAAAATTAATTTTAAGCATCAAAATATCGCTTTATATTGATTATTTATTTTTTTTAGATAAGTATATCCAATTATTATTTTAAGTGTCTTAAATCACATGTATGTAATTCTATCATCGTATTTATGATTATTTTTATTTGGTTTTAAATCTTTAATCTTTAATTCCCAATCCTCATTTTCCCAATTAATCATCCAATTGCTGAATTTTTGTTTGAATTTAGGATCAGTTTTAGAAATTCTAATATATTCAAAATAATCCGTTGTTTGCTTTCCAAATTGTTGTATTTTATTTTCTCTTATTAAACTACTCAAAAAAGACCTTATTGTATTTTCGTTTTTAAAAGCAAAATTATCTTTTATAAATTCAATGCTTTTTATCAATTTTTTTTCTAAATCCGTATCAATAGGTTTAGAAAGTTCTTTAAAAAAATCATCTTCTTTTTTTTCATTATTTTCATTATTATTATTATTATCATTATTATAGTGTGTTCGCTTGTTGTTCACTTGTTGTTCACTTGTTGTTCGCTTGTTGTTCACTTGTTGTTCAATTTGATGTTCATTTTTTTGGTATTCATCCCATCTAACTATTGTTATTAGTCGGTTTTTGTTACTTGTTTGCTGTTCAATTTGCTGTTCGATTTTTTCAAAATATTTTAAAATTCTTTGAATTTTGCTTTCAGAAATTCCAGTTTCCGATGAAAGTTGTTTTCTCCCTGTTGTAAATTGACCTGGGTTACAATGTATTATTTTTCCATCGAAAAACTCCTCTTTTCCTTTGTGATTTGCTTTTAAAAGTAAATGAATCCATAAATGCACCTTTTCACTATCTTTTGAGTAAAAAGACTTTTCAGCTAATTTCCTATGTAAGCTTATCCATCCAATCATAGTTATAATATTATTACATTTTTAGCAAAAAAAATCACTTTAGTAATTCTTTTAACTTTTTTTCTTTTAAATAATCTAAATTTCTCTCTCCATTTAGACACATTGATAAATAAGGCTGTGAAACTCCTAGCTTATCAGCTAACCAGCTTATTTTTAAACCTTTTTCTTTTATTCTTATCTTAAAATTCATAAAACAAATATAGTTATTTTTTTATAACTAAAATATTAAAAATAAAAAAAAGCCAGTTTTGAATGGAAAATCAAATAATTAACGTTTGTTTAATTAATTTTGATACTGGCTTTTTTAATTATTTATATTTTAAAAGTTTTAATTTTTTTAATCGTCCAAAAGCTGTTTTTTTAACTCATTAAATGACTCTAAAGATATTTCAATTTCTTTACTATCAATCGTTATTTTCTTTTTATCATATATATAAACAAAACCTTTTCTTCCATAATCATTTAGTTTTATTTTTTTGTTAGACTCTAATTTTATAACCTCAAAAATATCTCTTCTAATTACTACACAATCTTCACCTGTATCAAACGTGCAATTAAAACCTGTAGTAAACGTGCAATTAAAACCTGTTTTAAACGTGCAAATTTCACCTGTATTAAACGTACAATTAGACCATGTATAAAACGTACAATCAGAACCTGTATTAAACGTACAATTAGACCATGTATAAAACGTACAATTAGACCCTGTTTTAAACGTGCAATGATGCCCCGTAGTAAACGTGCAAATAGAACCTGTTTTAAAAGTCACTCCGTTTATATTTGAAAAATCTAAAACTAAATTTCTTTCTGTTGTAGAAAACGTTTTAGTTTTTTCACACCAAGTGTATTTACTTTTGTCTAACTGTACTCCGAATTGTGTTACTGAAAAATTCATTTTTTTTATTTTTTTAATTATTAATTACACTGCTAAATTAAGCATTAAATCCATATAAGAAATAATTTTAACATACTTTAACATTATAGGTTGTTTGTGGTTGTTTGAACAACTTGAAACAACTAAACAACCATTTATAAATAATAAAACCGCACTAAATAAATAATGCGGTTAATGGTTAGTTAATTAAAGATTTCTCCGTTATAATTGCTGTAATCTAATTTGTAGTTTTAATTCTTGAATAGTAATAGGCTTGTCATTTAAACCGCTAGAAATTAAAGGATTTACTGAAACCGTTACTTTATCTCCTTGCTTTAAATCTAATGCTAAGGTTGATGATTTACTCTGCAAATCAACATCAGCAATAGCAATTACATTTCCAACCTCTATACCGTTAACGTTAATAGATATAAGGCAATGCGATAACGCCAACAAACTAGCAGAATAGTTGATTTCATAAATATAATCTTTTGGAGCAGTAAAAACACCGCTTAATTCATCAAAAGAACCTCCTTCAATATTATCAATAGTTTCAGTATAATTTGTTATAAATAAAGGATAACTTCCATTTGGATCTTCTAACCTTATATTTTTAACATATGCTTCGCTTAATTCATCCTTTTTTGAAAAGCTTATACTTTGCCATTCTATACCGTCATGAAAAAATAAACCTTGACCGTAAACAACTCCATCTTGTTCCAAATTTTCATTAGTATTGTATACTAAAAATCCTTTTTGAGGGTCTTTAATTGGGTTAACAGAATTGTCAATAATTGAATTTAACGAAACAATAGGCAAGCCTATAGCCTTATCGTTAGTTTCTGTTTTAATGTCTAATAATGTTTCTTGATGTGGCTCGTTTGTGCCGATACCTACTTGAGCTACAGATATACATGGAAGTAATGATAATAATACTTTTTTCATGTTATTTGTTTTTTATAAATGTTCCATTAATTGTTTTACCTTTTCTGTCTTTAATCTCATTCCATGCAATATTTAAACACTCTTTTATGGTTGTATCATTTTTTAAAGCAATAGAATGTAATATGTCAATAGCATCGTTATAATTATCAATGTAATCGAAATTTTTATAATCACTATATTCTTTAATAGAAAAACTTAATAAATTGTTTAATTCAATAAATAATTCTTTAGAATCAAGATTTTTTATTTTAATTAAATTTTCCTCTTCTATATCTAATGATTCATAAATTTGATTGTCAAAAATAATAATAGTTACTAATATATCCCCTATACTATCCTTAATCAAATCAATATCATTTTTTAAAATACCTCTTGCCAATTCTCCTGTTTCCTCTATTATTTTAAGGTATTGAGATTTTGAATCTTTTAAATTTTTCTCTTTTCCCCAATCAATTATCAATGATTGTAATTCTTTTAATTGTAATTCTTCCATTTTTTATATTTCTTTATATTCAACAACTTGTTTGTAAACTTTATATCCGTGTTTTTTTAAAAAATTAGCACATTCTTTTATTTTTAATTCTAAAGATGTTTCATCTGTATTATATTTGATTTCACATTTTTGTTTTTTTACCCATGTTTTTGACCCTTTAAATTGATTGTCGCAATATCTCTTTAAGAAATTGTAGTTTTTTGCATTTAAAATTATTTGTTTTTGTACTCCTTTTTGTTTTAATATATTATTAAAATAATTAGAAGAAAACACTTTTGGACATTCTTGTAAAGCTTCAAGCCTTAATTCATTAAAAGTTTTCATTTTTTATACTTGTTTTTAAATTCTTCTTCTTTTGTTTTTTGTAGCAAATTCATAACTGAAACCCTTTGTAAAACGTTCATTTTTTTATAATCAACCCATTCATTAAGTGGCTTCATTACTCTCTCTTGTGTCTTATAATCTACTCCGTAGTCTATTGTTACTAATTGAGTAGTGTTGTTCTTTCTGTTGAATATATTAATACCTCCAGAACAATAACTGCTTTTATACGTTTTTATCATGATAAAATTAATTTTCTATTAAAAATTTTTTGTAATTTGTGTCCTTTATTTTTATACCATTCTATGCATTTATGTACTGATCTTCTTGACCCACTATATGGATAATAATCATTATCAAATAAACATTTATAACTATAATTGTTAAATTCTTTTATATACTCTTTTTTAAAATCCTTTTGCTTTTTTTCTACAAAAATAGCTTCATTTAAAGGTATGGCATCCGTTCCAAAATGCATTTTAACAACTAAAAAATTCTCTCCCTTTTCCATTGTTTTGGCTAAAACAACTTTTTCGTACTCTTCCATTGCTAATATACCTAAACTTGGTACATCAATCTCATAAATGAATTTTATTTTATCTCCTATTTTAATCATTTTTTATTTTTTTTAATTCTTTATTAATTCTTTTGCTTTTAGACTCTAAGTATTTTAAATCTTTATTAATTAAATAAATTAATCTTTCAGGTGTCTGTGAATTTGGTAGTAAATAAAAACTCAATAAAAAAATATCATTATCTATTTTATCTAATGATTTTTCAAGTAATTCTTTTCTTTGAATATTATCAAATATACACTCGTAAACTGTTACTTTATTGTTTGATCTAGTGCTTATTTTACTTTCTTCACATTCTTTTATATAACAAGTTTCTTTTAATTCAGTAATTCGACCGCTTATTTCATTCTTATTAACTCCAATCTCATTAATTATATCATCTAAAGAACATTTAACAAGTCTTTTTATTACTTTATAAACTTCTTTTCTTTTTGATGGTAGATTGTCTATTAATGAGTTGAAAGTGTTGTTTCTGTTTTGTATTGATTTCATAGTAATTCAGCATTAAAAATTAAATCATCATACTTTTTGTAATAGCAGGGTTCGGAGTTAAATATATCCCATCCAGCAGTTACATTACCGTTGTATGTGCATGGTGCGGAGTTAAATATACACCTTTTAGCAATTACATTTGCTTTGTATATGCACGGTGCGGAGTTATATATAGACCTTCCAGCAGTTACATTATCATTGTATATGCAGGGTGCGTAGTTAGCTATATACCTTTCAGTAGTTACATTACCGTTGTATATGCAGGGTGCTTTGTTTTGTATAGACAATTCAGAATTTACATTTGCATTAATTATTTTCATTTTTTTAATTATTAATTACACTGCTAAATTAAGCATTAAATCCATATAAGAAATAATTTTAACATACTTTAACATTATAGGTTGTTTTTGGTTGTCTAAACAACTTGAAACAACTAAACAACCATAAAAAACCCCAATTTAACCGAAGTCAAAAAGGGGAAAGAAATGAAATATAAAAGGTTTTTACTTAAATTTCACTTGTAAAATCTTTTCCATCCTCTACCATTTTATAAGAATTACAACAATCATCTTTATAAACTTTGTAAAAAGGAATATTATTTAACCCTAAATATATATAATTATCATCTTCTAAAATGGTGTCTAAATATGATTTTAAATTATTTACATATAAAGTTAACTCAGCTTTGTATTAATTACTTACAGAACGTAGCCAAACTCCATTACATATATCGTTTTTTATCATTACTTATATTTTTATTTTAAATCTTTTTCTATTAGTCGTTTAGTTCTCTTACTCAATTTTTCAATAGGCAAACACCACATGTCATCATTTGTAAATACAGTATCGAAAATACTATTTAATTCTGCTTTACTATCGTTTTTATTCTCTAATATATTAGATATTACACCATCTTTTTTTGCCTTGATCTTTTTAATATTAGTAGTGTTGTCCGTATTATTTACTACCTCTGTCGTAGGCTTGTTTATTTCTTCTTTAATGGTTTCATTACTTAACGTATCTAAAACACTCTGAGATCCTTTATTTACTCCAATATTAAAACCTAAGAACAAGCCAATGAAAAATATAGTACATGCCAATAATGAAACTATAATTACTCTTAATAAATTTTTTACTAACATATCTTAAAAATTAAATAAACTTGAATTATCCCACCTTGATTTTGTTCCTCTAATATCATAATGAACAAAAGAGTTGTATAAACCTATACCGCCCTGTTTCATTTTACCTTGCTTTATTAGTTTTTCAATTACTCTAACTAATTTTTTAGGCGTGTAATCTCTAATAACTATATCTGATGCCATCCCTCTAGTATGATATGAATGACTTACACCCCCAACACGTTTATTATGTTCTGGACTTCTATAACCACTAGTTATATGTACTGGCTTTCCTGTGTAATCCCTTAACACTTGTAAATTTCTTGAAAGTTCTTTTATGTTTTCCAAAACATAATCAGGCATTTTTGAGCCGTCCTTACTTTCAAATTCTATTTTATTAAAATTTTCTGTTAAATTCATTTCTTATGATTTTTACTAAACATTCTCTTAAAAAAACCCCCTCTTTTGTTATCAATATTTAAGTTTTCATTTTTATTATACATAATCTGTAATTTTTCACTTAATTCTTTATTTTCATTCTTTAATTTATCTATTTCAACTCTATGACAATAATTAGTTCTTAAAATACATACAGTTAATAAAACTAATAAAATGTAAATGTATAATTTTTTCTTAGTTATTTTCATGTTAAATATCTTTATATTCATTCGAAGCATCAAAACTAGGACATGCTTTTTTAACGCCCTCAAAATCCCTGTGTCCCAATATTTCGGCAATTGGAAACTTACGCTTTAATTCTTCCAGCAGTTCTTTAATGGCTACTTTCTGCTTCCATGTCCTGTTGTCTAAAGGCTTATTGCTATCATCTACACCGCCTATATAAGAAAGGTGTACACTATCCGAATTATGACCCTTTACGCCATTGGAAACATACGCCTCGTGTAATAGTTGCTTTACCTTTCCATCAGGTAAAATCACATAATGATACCCAGGCATTTTCCAACCCGACTTATCTTTCCAATACCTTATAATAGATTCAATACTTGTGTTTTGTGACGTTGCTGTGCAATGCACCACAATATTATTTATTTTTCTCATATATCTTTTGTTTTATCGTTACATAAATCACTTTCTTCTAATTTTTTAAATATTTTATCCTCTACTATATCGAATATCCTACTAAAAACTATAAATATGGCTGGTTTCTTACCGAATCTTTCTTTTATGCGTTCTCCTATCTCTTCAAATTTATGCAATATCGCAAAAACAATAGGTGTAAATAACACAATTAAAGCATAATAACTATTAAAATGACTTATTATCATTAAAGTAGGTATAAACAAATATAATAAAGAACAAAAAGATTCAACTAAAAACAAATAAAATCTGTTACTTACTTTTTTATTATTTTTTATATTAACTGATCTAAACAATAAAAATTCAGAAAAACTAAATACTATAAAGATAGTTAAACAAGTAAATAAAAAAGAAAACGAATTTAAGATAGTTTCGTCATTATAAAAATTATCTATAAACTTTTTTAATATAACACTTATTCCAGCTGAAACCAACACACTTATAAAAACTAATGGTTTTTTTACAGTTAAAATTTTTGTTATTATACTTAAAATCATGTTTTTAATAATTTAATCAATTTATAACAAAACCAATAACCAAATATTATAATAAAAGAAAACGTATAAATACATTTATCAACCACTAATTTTTCATCAAAAAAAGTGTTTATATTAAAATAATAATCTCTATGTAAATGTCCTAAAAAATTTACAGTAAGTGATATTAAATAAACATACCAAGATACCTTAATTATATTACATAGTCGTCTTGTATTTATTGTTAAAATATATATTATAATTAATAAATACTCGAAATACCCATAAATAAAAAATATACTACTACTTATTTTATTACCAGTTATAATGGTATATAAAACAGTCATAAAACTATCTACCAATAATAACAAAAAAGGTAAAGTAGAATAGCATATTTTATATTTACGAATAAAATTTTTCATTTAATGATTAATGGTTTCCTCCACCACCTTGTTTTATTGAAAAATTACTAACTCCTAAAGAAGTTAACCAATCATTTAATTCTTGTGATGTTACTAATTCAAACTGATTCAAATCTAATAATTGTTCGTATTCATGTTGAAATTTTTGAAATATCATATCACCAAACGTAGTACTAGGTAACTCAGGAGTTAAATTAACGTTATAAGGTAAAATAATATCTCTTATGTTTAGATCTATATAAGTTGTTTTATCTTCATAAGGAATTAAAGGAACTAAAAATATTGACAAATAATCCCATTTATTAGTAATTATATGTGAATCATTAATAACACCTTGATCTATTGCTAATGAATATCTTTGTGGCATCACTAATTCATTTTTAGATGATAATCTTTTAATAACTTCAATATTAACTTCTTCATCTAATTTTTTTTTATCAGCTAAATGTACATACCCATGTAATTCATTAATTTCATTAGTTAATGTTTCAAATTCATCATCTTTTATTTCATATAATCCAGTTACTTGATTAAGTTCTATTGTTGGTAAAGTAATAGATATATTTACGTTAAACAATAAATCTTGACCATTATCTCTTATTATTTGAACTTTTTGTAAATTAAAATTACTTTCTTTTATTGAGTTATCATTTAATGATAAACTCATTAGTGAATGTTTTAATGAAATAATTTTAGAATTTTTTTCTAAATTGTTATAATCATCGATTAAATTAGGATATAAAAAAGCATTTTTATAAACTACTCCTCCTATCTCTGTATATTCGTTTTTTGATTTAAAATACATTTATCTTATGTTTTTTATTAAACTTGTTCTTTTTATACTTTTTATTGTAACTATACCATTACCATCGCTTGACGATGTAACGACCCTTAGTTGATAACCATTACCTATTGAGTTACTATCAGCCACTGTATTAATCAAAGCTTCTACACCTTGTTTAGACGTTGATCCACTAGGTTTTGTGTGTGGAAATACTGCTTTGAATCCATTTAATGGATTAAACAACTCTAAGTCTATGCTTAAATTATTATTAGTGCCGAAATTAGAATAATCATAAATAATTCTCCATATATGTTCTTGTCCTTCTATTGGGTTTTCTAATAATTGCCCATTTGATTGATCTACAAAATCACTATCAATTGGTGATGTTATGTTCTGTGGAAATTGTGTCGTAGGCGAAGGACTAAAATCTATTAAACCTGTTAAATCAAAAACTCTTTCTGTGTTTTCAACGAAACCCTGTAATGTAGGTTCTGAACCTCCAAAACTATTTGCTTTTACTTGACCTTCATTATTTATTTTCTCTATTATTTCTCCATCCGTGTTTACTCCTAAATTATTTACAGATGTTTCAATAAATGTAGATAATCCATAATTATCTATTTTAAACTTACCTGATCCTAAAACACTACCAAGTTTATTTGTACCATTCCAAAAACCTATTATTTCGTTTGTATTTGGCAAAGGATTACCACTTAATGTAGCACCTATTAAAGATAATTGTTGTACTCCATCGTTATTCCCATAACCCCAAATAGTACATCCTAAATCTAATCCAAAACCACTGAAAGGAGCGCCATATTTATATAGTTCTACTTGTCCATGAGGATTAGATGCTCCAGCTTCTCCAACATCTAATTTCAAAAGTCTTGACGCTGGTTGATTAGCGTTTGTTACAGATGTTATATAAGCATTATGTCTAATGTTTTCACTATAACTATCAGCTGGAGTAATTCCATCTGTTTTTCTTAAAACACCATAAACTACATTTCCAGTTTGACCATTCCAAGAGTCAACTGCACCTCCACCGCTACCTCCCGATGGTGTCCTAAAACCCGCTAATGCAAGTTGATCTATTGCTATTCTAGGGTCTGTACTCAAAGGAGAACCTCCCAATGTGCAATTTTCTAAAGGTGTGTTCTTCCACGAACTACCATCGCTTAAAACTATACTTAATATATTGTTCTTTATGACAGCAGTAGACTCCGTTGAAGCAATAGGATTTAATCCGTCGCTTTCAGCATATCCTGCTCCGTTTGTTGTTATTACAAAATTTGTTATAGCCATTTATTTATTATTTTAAAATCCGTTAAATTGCTTCAATTGTATCAACATTGTTAAATCTTGAGTTGTTCCACTACCTTCCTCTATAGTAAATGATAAACTAGTTGAAATTTTAGTTCTTATTATAGGAGGGTAAGTATCCATATTAGAAGCAACAACGTTATTTAAATAATTGTAATTCATAATGTAATTTTGTGTTCCTATTGTTGGAAAATTTATTGTAACTAAAATAGAACCTCCTCCTAAGTCTGTTTTGCTTGCAGATGTAAACCCTCCAGTAACCGTTAAAGATCCTGTGCCACCTATATTTCCTATATTTACAGTGCCTTCTATTAAAATTTTATTTGAAGGCTGGTTTTTAATATACCTCGCATCATTTGGGTCTGTAATATCAAAGTCACTTTGTAAGTTATTAATTATCTCAGTTCTTAAATCTGCATCCTCTATATTGTCTATTCTATTCGAAGTGCTTTTATTCCTTATCGTGCTATCTACTAAATCTATTAAATCACTAATTAAACTCATATATTTTTATTTTTATGAATAAACATCGCTATAATTGTCATTGTATATTCTTGGTTGATTTACTTTAAAATTCCAGTCATTTAATCCGTTTGCTCCATAAATTCCAAATGTGGTTTCTAAAACAAAATTATCATCTACTTCTATTCTGTATTCACCTACACTATAAATCTCACTAGCTTTAACATATAAAATATTATCACTTACACCAATAACATCTAAGTATGTCAATGTTTCTAATAAAACGTTATCCTGGTATATTCTTATTTCTAAGCTTGGATCATTATTAAGTTGAATATCTATGTTGTAAAAAATAGTCAAAGGAAAATCATTATCTACTCCATTAGTAAATATACTTTCATCAGGCGGTTGTAATGTTGTAATAACAGGGCGTAAATCATCAAATATTGCTTCATCATCAATAAATACATTGCTACCATCATCATTTTTATGAAGTAAATATGTCATAGTTCCATTAATACTATCGTCCGATCTATCCATATCGCCCTCAGGAGTAAGTTTAATTAAATCTAAATAAAAACCTCCTTGAATATCAGAACCTTGTATATTACCGCTTAAACTTTCAATACTATCTAAAAATCTTGCGTGACCATCTACTAAAAATTCATATTTAATCGTTTCGTCATCACGACTTTCAATTGCTATCGGTGTATTTCTACTTCCTAAATATTGTATTTCTCTTTCAGGATTTATATCTGTTAGCCCTAAATCTTTAGTAGGAACAGTTGTTCTTATCCAATTATATAATGGCTGATAACTCCATTTTATACCTTTACGATCAAAATAATTACGTGTATGCACAACACTCAAAGGTTCGTCAACGAATTTCACACAATCACTAATTTTACATAAATCAAATGTTTTTTCTATTATAGAAAATTCATATAACCATATAAGAGAACCTGAAGACCTAACTGTAATTGCTACTTTTTCATAATTTTTTGTAGGTGTAAATTGAAAAGTTGTTGCAAAATCATTAGGGGCTGTAACCGTTCCCGAATTAGATATATCCTCCTCTACTCCTCCACTAAAGAAATCTAAAGTAACCCTGTTTATATTCGTGAAAACCTCAAAAGAATAACTTATTTCATATGTCTTTCCTGCCTCTAAATTAACAAGTTGTGATGCTCTAGATTGCGTAGCCGTTTCTATATATCCAGTAAAAGAATTAAAAGCCCCGTATTCAATATTCCAATTATCTATTCCGTTTTCAAATGATGGATTTTTGATTAATTGAATATCATTTTCGCATCTTATTTCTAACCTACCTACTTTACTTATTCTTTCTAATAAAAAAGTAATATAATATATATTTTCAGCATCTGAATTTATAACACTTGGTATTTCGTAATCTTCATTTTCATTAGTAAAATAAAGTCTATTAACTCCGTTGAAATCAATATTTTTATCAATATCATAATTTGTAACAACTAACCTATGTATTCCATCATAAAAACAAGTAGGATCATCATTTTTTATTTGCAATTTATAAGGGTTTTCAGGATGCCCAAAATATTGATTGTTTTGTGAATTAAAACGATCTTTAAAATGGCTTAAATCATTAACCCACCTTATTAATGATAAATCTCTGAATTTATATTTAGATTTAAGACTCATATTTTATTAATCCTTTTATAGTTAATGTATTTTCACTTCTTTTATGATTAAATGCTTCATCACCAAAAGGGAATATGTTTTTTCCTCCATAAGGCGTTGGTACTTTTAAATATCCAAAGCTTGTACTGTCATCGTTATTAAATCCATATCGCCAATTGTTGAATATTTCAAAAAATTCAAAGAAATCTACATTATGCATTTTAATTTCTATATAATCACCATTGAACAAAGGAAACAAACCGGAATTTTGTAAATCTAATTGAGTGAAATTTTGATCTAATGTTATTTCGTTAGGATATTCATTTGGGAAAACCGAAGTATTAACTTTTACAGTTACATCTCCGTTATTCTTGTAATCATTTACTATTATTTCAGTATTTAAATCCTTCTTTGTTAATCCAGACCCCCATAATGGATACCATCTAAAACATTGGTATTTTGGATTATGTATAACGTTCGAACTAGTATTTGAATCACTTACCCCAGTTAATATATCGAATCCCTCGTTAGTTCTATTCTTAATTATATTATTTCTAGTTATTTGTATTGTGTTATCAGAAACTCCTGTTTGTATCGACGGCTGTGGACCTAAATTAATAGAATTAAATGTTAATGAATTTATAGTGTATACTCCTGTATTTAACCCAGTTAATATATTTATACTATCTCCTACTTTAAAATTATCTGTAAAAGATTTTTCATATTGATTTATAATTAGTTCTCCTGATTCATTAACATGTTCTGTATTTGGGAATAAAGCATTATCTGTATAAGTGTTTAAAAAAACAGTATTTAATAATACAATATCATCATCCTTATCATTGGTGCTATTTGAATTATCATTTATACCTTCATTTATAAGATATTCATCAGTAGAAGTTTCGCTTTCAATATCTAGTTTTTTCTTTAATGATTTTATAGGAGTTGTTAATTCTGCTTTTGTATTAAAATTAAATAAATCTTCATTTTCCTCACTTGAAAACTTCTTGTATCCAGTTAGTAAATTATTGAAATGAATATCATTATATTGTTTTAGTACAAACTCATCCCTCGTGTAATCCCTATTAGTCAAATCAAAAATTTCAATATCTTTAAAAAAGAAATTTATATCTTCAATTTTTAAAGTTTCTGATCTCAAATCGTATCCTAATGCCATTATTTTACTTAATCCTTTTTCAAATAATGATTCAAAATTAGTCTTTAAAGTTTGATTTGATATGTTAGGTCTCAAACCTATAAATGAGTTAATATAGTTTTCATAATAACGACCGTTTAACGATAAAATATTACTATCTAATAATGTTTTACCATCCGTATATTGTTCACATAATTTGCTTATAGAATTGAATAATAATACTGATTTATTTTTCATCGCAAAATCAGGATTATTTAATAATAATTCATATTGAAAGTTACCTGAAACACTAAAGTTTGAATTGTTAGGTATAGCATTATCGTCCAATAAGCAAAATATTTGTAAAGAATCCCCTTGATTTAAGTTAGGTATAGAATAACTTTTATTTGTTATATCTATAACAGTTTGTTTAAATGTTCCTAAATCCTCTATTGTAGAAGATTCTAACTCAACCGGAACTCCTAATACTCCATTTATAAGGTATACTAATTTAAAATCATTAGTTAGTAAAGGATTATTTACATCTTGCCTATATGATATATTTAAGTTTAGTATTTTTAAACTTAATCCTAAATAATTAGCAGAAGCTCTAAACAAAGGATTATTAAGGTTATCGTAAGCATTATCAAACTCTACATTAAATGGAGTTGCTCTTGGTCTAAATCTATCTGATGGAGATACAAAAGTAGCATTTACAACATCTCTTACTGCGTTCCATTCATTTTTTAAAGAATCATCTATTTTTTTGAAATAAATATCATCAGTTGATACTGGTGTAATAGAATTATTATCTAAATTAGTATCTGAAAATAAATCTACTGTAATATCTTTTCGAGTGTTAAATTTATTTTGCTCTTCTCTTTTCTTTATTTTAAACCTTGCGTAGTTATTTTCTATTCCGGATTTAAACTCAACATCATTTAAATTAAATTGATAATCATCTTCAAGTAATGAAGTTTCTAGTCCATCCTTACCTTTTACAAACCATCTAAATATAATTTGAGAATCACCGCCTAAATCATCATAAGTATTTTTTAATAAATAAAATGTATTTGGATCATGATTTTCATATATAGATAATTCAGTTTCCTCTCCAAGTATAAAATTATCAACTCCGTAAAATTCATCATTTCTATCTACAATAGTATCTACTTCATCAAATTCACTTGGTTTTTTTATATTGTAAACACCAACAAATGAACCCTCTAAAACTTCAATTTCAAAGCGTTCACTTGTATTGTCTTCATATGTTAAATTTACAATATTAATTACTCATAATGTACGCTTTTTGCGTTATAATCTTGGCAGTCATAAATATCTATTACACCATCTGCATTGTAATCATAGTCACATATAACATCATCATCACTACTATCACATGATGCAAACAAAACTAAACTTAATACTAAAAATATTCTTTTCATTTTCTTTTATTTTAAACAAAAATACAAAAATTAATTATATTTAGTGCGAATAGAAAAACTATTTTTTTGATTATGCATTTTTTTAACAGTTTTTGGGTATTTTCCATTAGATTGAACATATAGATTTTTGCCATCATTGAAATACGTCGGCTGTGTGTTTTTTGACATTGCCCTATCTACAGCGTTATATATTTGTTCCTCTGTTATAGCATTATCAATATTTATAGTAGGAGCGATTAATCTGTTTAATATCATACTATTTAACAAATTATCGTCTAAAACATCATTATTAATATCATTTAGTATACTATCATATTTTTGGCTTGACTTTCGATTTATAATCCATTCGCCCCCTTCCGCTTCTGCTATCTTTGTATTTGTGCCTTTAGCAACAATAGGAACACCTCCATCTTTATGCAAAGCTCCATTTAAACGACCCCCATCTCCAAACTCAGGTACTGCCTTACTTAATATCAAAGCACTTTGTAGTGCTCCAAACGCCAATGCAATACCTGCTGGTGCTATTCCAAAAGGAACACCTAGGCGTGCTATAGTTTGAGTTGCACCTAAAGCACCGTTAATTAATGCTTGCTGTGCATCGGCTTTTTGTTGTGCCTTGAATTGTCTTATTTTAGTTTGTTTTTCCTTTTGCTCTTTCTGTGCTTCAAAAACCTCTATTTGAGCCTCTAAAGCCTCCTTTTCTTCTGCACTTAGGTTTTCAGCTTGTAATTGTCTTTCTATGGCTTCTATTTTTAAATCGGTATCCTCTTGGAATGCCTCGTTTTCTCTTTCTAAAGATTCTATGCGATCATCAGCTTGCTTTTCAAACATCTGACTAGCAAATGTACCCACTACTGCAAAGCCTGCTAACAGTTTGTCGGTAAAGCTAGCTTGCTCGTTTAAAATCGTATCAAATAGATTAGTAAACTGATTTGCTACTGCATCCAATCCTAAATCAGATAAACCCTCTGCGATAATATCTTTGTAGACGTTTAAACGTTCAAGTTCTTTTTTCTGATTGTCGCCCTCTATATCTACATTGGGAGTACTTGTGTTTTCAATTCCTGTGTTTAGCGTATCATCTAATCGGTTTTCTATCTCTTTTGCCGTTTCTTTGGACTTTTCCAAAACATCTTTTAGAAGCGCTACTCCGTAAAACTCGCTGGCTTCATTAAGTAGTTTATTGATCTTTTCAAGTTCCTTGCGCTCATCTTGTAAGAGTTTAATCTTTTCTTTTTGCGCATCGTTTGATGACCTGTTAGACGTTTTAGTTTGTTTTCCTGAACTTGTTTTGCTTGTTTCAGTATTACCGCCTGTTTTTCCACTTGGATTTGGTTTTTCTTCAACCTCTGGCGCTAAAGCAACTAATGCGCCTACAAAATCGCCTTTTGATATGGCTAGTCTTGAAGCTAGTAATCGGTTTCCAAATTCAATGGTATCATTAAACTGATTCATTGAATCAATAAGAGGGATGTTACCATTCGTTAAATCTCCGTTTAAATCAATTGTTTTTTTAATAAATCCATTTAATACCTCTATTTTACTCTTAGTATTTTCAATTTCTTTACTGACATCCTTTTGAGAGCGAACCCAACCCTCTGATGTATCAAAACCTGCTCTTAAAACGTTATCATACGCTTTTACAATAGTTGTAGCATCCTGATACGAAACACCTAATGCTGTAAGTGATCCAACGGCTTGTTTAAAAGTCTTGTCTCCATCTATAAATAAATCTATTATCTGTTTTTGTTCTTTATTTAGTGTATTTAAAAATTCGCTATTTTCAAACGTTACTTCTGCTATATTTTTAAGTCTTGTAGCCTGTTCAGAATAAAGCTCGTTTAATTCATCTTCAAATTTCAATAAAGCCAACTTTTGAGCATACTGCTCGTTTACCTTTTTTAAATTTTCATTTATAGCCTCATAAGACAAATTCTCTTTGTCTAGTCCGTTTAACAAATTAGGGTTTAAGGCGTTTATTTCCTTGATTAATTCAATACGCTTATTGTTGTTGTCAAGATTATTTTTAAGTTCTAAGGCTAAATTGTTTAATGATTTTTGTTGTTTTTCTATTGGCTCAACTTTATTCATTTCGGTGAGCCAATTAAAAGTAAGCGTTTTTAAATCAAAGAAATCCTGTGCTAAAGAGGATAAGGTGACTTCTCCACTTTCAATAGATTTTACAAAATTAGTAAAGGCGTTTTCACTTCTAGATATTGAAGCATTAAGTGTTTCCACTCTATCTATCGTATCTAAATTATATGCTTTTTCAAGTGCAACAGCAAATTTAGGTAGGGTATCTTCTGCTAATACTTCTCCCTTTTCTAGCATTTTATTAAGTTCAGATGTGGTAACACCCAGTCCATCTGCAAATATACTAAAGGCACTTGGTATTCTCTCTCCTAACTGCCCTCTTAATTCTTCCGCCTGAACCGTACCCTTTGACATCATTTGTTCGAGCGCACGTAATGCGCCCTCTGTTTGTTCGGTAGTTAAACCCATTACCGCACTCGCCTTAGTAACCGAATCAAATATCTTACGTGCCTTTTCGCCCTCTACCAATGTTCCTTTTACACTAGCTGAAAACGATTTATAACTTTTAGTAAGGTTAATCACTTCCAGTCCGTAGTCCTCTGAAATCTTTGTTAAAAATTCTTGTTCTTTGGCTACTTGTTGTTCCGTTTCAAATACAGCCAATAACGAATTATTTAAACTATCGAGTTCTCGTGTGGTATCAAATGCACTTTCTCCAATTCTTATAACAGTATCTACAAACCCAACAATTCCTGCCGCCGCTAAACCTGCACTTGCAACACCTTTTAAAGCACTGCCATAATTACCAACATTTCTTTGAAAATTTCCAATAGGTTTTTGTATTTTATCTACTTCTCCTCTTAATCTTTTTACATCAGCTAACAATCTTTGCGTGTTTTTAGAAGCGAAACCCTCTTTTATTGCCATATCTTGGTACGCCTTTGTAACACGTAATAATTCAGCTTCTAACTTTTTAAATTCTCTGTTAGCTTCTTGAGTTCTCTTTTTTTGTGTAGCCGTTGATTTAGCTAATTTATTTTGCCTATCAATTGCCCTATCCCTTTCCCTGTTGTTTGTTGCTTGCGTTCTTGCTAAAACATTTAATGTACGTTGTTCTTGGGTTCTTAATTTCTCAACCTCAAAAAGCTTCTTAGCTAACTTAGTTTGCAGCTCTACACTTTCTTTTTGTGCTTTATTATAATCGGCTAAATTACCGCTCTTAAATGAACTATTAACATCCTTTGCTTGTTTTTCTACCATTTCCAAAGAATCCAATAAGCTAAGTACATTCTTTTCTAGTGTACTTATATTTTCAATAGCCTGTTGGGTTTTAATATCTAATTCATTTGCCATTTTTACGCCTTTTTAATTGTTGTTCCTTTATAGCTTTAATCCTTTCAGTTGCTTTTTTTATGTATACTATATACTGAGATAATGTAGTGTTCATGTTAATTTGTATAGCTGGCTCAAATGCAAGCCCTGTACTAATTATATGTTCGTCTACACTTATACTTTTATTTTCTTTTTTACCGTCTTCTAATAATCCTATATTTTTATTTATTTTGTTGTCTAATGATTTTATTTTTTTTTCAATTTCTTTTATTTGATCTTCTTTTTTTGCTTTAATAGCTATTCGTTTCGATCTAAAAAAATTATTAAACCTATCTTTTACCTCTTTAGATATAAACATTGTCATAGTGGATTGATAAAGTATTAAATATGAAGTTATTATTTTCTTTTCATTATCATACTGCATAACCTTACCCATACGGCTTATATTAACCGTGTAATCATCAAATATTTGTTCTTGATAATCTTGTTTAATTTGCAAAAAAATAGCTTCCAAATCAGCATTTACTTTTAAAACACCTCCTTGATAGCCTTTAATTAAGAAATTATAATTGTTAGTACGTTCTATATTCGAGTATTGCTCTAAAGTAGTATCATGTATGCTCGTACTCCAGAATATTTGTCCAGTCGCTCCACTCATTGAGTTCTGCAACTTGGTTAGGTGTATAGCCCTGTTCAACTTTCCGTACTTGTAAATCGTTGTTCTCATTTACGTAAAATATTATAAATTCATTTGTTTTTTTTGACCTCTTTTTATAATCGTTTATTCTTGCCCTTATACTTTTTTTAAAACTTTTATTACATTGACACATTACACTTTTATTATTTTCTCAATTTCTTTAAATACTAATTTAGACAACTCTTTTTTATATGTATTCCATTGGTCCTCAGTCATACCTAAAGCCCAATATTCTGGAACTCTGTTAAATATAAACTTAGTTTTTTCATTGTTTAATCTTTGGAAAAAATCTACTTCATTTTCTGTTATTTTTAAATCAATATTATTAATAAACTCCCTTGTAAGCGTTAAATCCCAATACCCTCTGTTTTTAGGGTTTATACTTGTTTTGAAATTAGCGTACTCAGGATCACGATACGAGGGCATATTAAATCCCTCGCTCGTTTCTCCTTTTGATAGATTATCAATATTTATTTGAATAATGTCTTTTTTATCCTTTTTTAATATCGTTACTACTATCTTTGGAAGCTCCTTTTTCGCTTTCCTTATGTTTTTTAACAGATTTTTTACTGAATCTACTGGCATTTATATTCTGTTTTTTTAACAATAGCTCTATACTATTTTTGTTTAACCTAGTTTTTGGGTCTAAAAAATTTACTAAATCTTCTAAACTATTGAAATTTTCTAGATTAAAACTATAATTAATGCCGTCTAACTTTATTTTTACCATAATTAAGATATTGTAAATTCAACTTCTCCAGCATAAAATGACTCGTCAATACCTACAACTTTATCAGTTCCGTTATTTATTTCTAATACATAATCACCTGCTGTTAACGCCGGAACTGTTAATGTATAGGTTTTACTTGCTGGGTCTTCTGATACTGCTGTAATAGTTATTTCAGTTCCATTTTGGAATAATTTTAAAGTTGTTTCATCTAATAATGAAATAAAATTATCATTACATTGCCCCGTTACAACTACTTTTATTTCAGTATCTCCAACAATTGGAAGAGGATTAAATGTAAATCCTACTCCTTCAATAGCATCAATATTTGAATAGTCGAAATCATCACCGTCAACTAAAACCTTGTCCGTTCTCCATGATGCATTTGAAGGTACTTCTAATTCAATGTGAATAGTTGTACCATAACCCTCAGATGTCACTAAGTTTTGATATTGATCAGTGTAAACATAACAATCGAACCCAGTCCAGGTATCATCATTTCTTTTTGCCCATCCTGTTATTTGACCTTGTTTGTTTTCCCAAGCAACACCCCACTCACGAGAACCGTCTAACTTGCTCCACTCATTATCTCTGCATGGTGTTGTATCAAATGATACTGACCATCCCTTAATACCATCCGATCTTTTTGTCGCTGTACCTTGCGAACTTCTTACAATAGATGCTTCTTGATCTTCGTGTGAAATTTCTTGCCATGTCAAACCACCTATGATATTGCCCGCTTTTATTTCGTCTTGTAAATCTGTTAATGTGGCATCAAAAGGAATGTATGTACCTCTTCTAATTAGCCAAAGTCTAACATCTTGTTCCGTAGGGCAAATTGCACCTCCTAATCTTGGATCGCTTTTACCGCAACCGCCTAAAACTTTACTCATTTTATTCTGTATTTTTTTTCGTTAATATTACACTTGTTAAATTCTTCAAAACAATCAGGATGGAATCTTAAACTAATTGGGAAAATAGTAGCATCCCAAACAGTATTAATTGTACTTAATTCTTCTTTTGAAAGATCAAAGTTATTCGTGTCATTAAATGGATAGTCACTAGCTAATGAATAAGGGTTGTTTGATTCATAAATAATCTTAACCCCCTTATCTTTATTCATGACCTCCATAAACGCCTCTATAATAGGATATATTATGTTCTCATACTTGTCCTCAAATCTCTTATAATACAAATCAGTCTTTGACCCATCTACCAATATTAAAAACTCTAAATTTACATCTATACGAGTAACACCCCTTTGTAAAGGTATTGGCGTTTGAAAATCGTGTTTTAACCATAGAAAAGGGTACTTACTTTGCTTCTTGCTAATTATCTTAACAAGTTCTTTTAAGTCACCTTCTCCATAGTTCACAATTTTATTGCTCAAGTGTTTATAATTGATTTCTATTCTATCTTTTAAAATAGACCTTAAAACCTTATGTACATTGAAAACTTTACTCATTATAAACCAAATGAATTTTTATATTTTAATCCTGAATCAAACAAATAGGTGTTTCTTAATAATGGATATGTATTTTCATCAATATTATTCATATCGTATAAAAAAGTAAGTAAGCTAACCTCACCGCTATAATTATTATACTCAATTGTATTATAATTTAAACCGTATCCGTTGTTTAACCTATTTCTAACTATACTAAATGGTAAAGAATAACCACAACTATGATAATGATATTTTTTTAAGTCATAACCACCTTGAAAACAGTCTAAAAATCTATTATAAGCTGAACTGGTTTTATGAGAAATACTATGTGCTGTAGATACCTTTCCAACATTTTTAACTTCTCCCATATCAGAAGTATGCGTTACGTTATTTTGCCAATAAATATAATATACATAGTCAGCTATTAAACTATCCTTACATAGTTCTTTATCAATTAACCCTTTCCAACTCCTAGAATATTCATCGCCTTTTGAATCAAGTACTGTATAATCTTTTCCATAAACAATATCTTTGTAATTGTCGGGAGCATTTGATAATAAGCCCCCGACACCTACATATTGTTTAAAGTCTTTATACATATCCAATCCAAATGCCCTCATTAATATTTCTCGCTCTCCTATTTGTATAAAGTGATTAATGTCGTCTTGAACACGATCTAACTCGGTTTCGTGTGAGTTAGGTATATATCTATCACTAAAATTAAAATAAGTAGTATCTATTAATGATTTTATAGGCATTTTTTAATTGTTTTAAATTTAAACTTCCTCGAACTTAAACCCTTTTTTAGTAAAAGACTCTATGTTTCTTTTCCTTGTATACAAAACTTTACCAACTTGTATAAATTTTGAATCTTTAGGTGCTGAAACACATTTAACCTCTACTCTTGAATTTAATTTAGTTACTATTTCCTTTACTTTTTCAACCGTTTCATTTTCGTTTAACGGCTGAATATTAGAACTAATAACCTCGTCTTTGTCATAAGACTTTTTCCCTCCTTTTTTCTTTACTGTTTCTTTCATATCTTTTTTTTTAAGGTGTTACTACTGGACCATCTGATAATGCTTGTTGAATAACCGCTATATCATCAAATACGATATTTTTACGATCTAAAACGCTCATTCCTTGCATATGTCTACCTTCGGCTACGATTGTGAATTGGTTGTAAATAAATTGATCGTTAACTAATCCAAATCGAACACTATACGGCTGATACTCCCAAACATTATATTTTTTAAGATCACCAACTAAAATCTTTCCTTCTGGGATTGCCAGATCAGTTACAATTGAAATTCCCATACGTTGTAACATATCGAACATAGCTAATGTTTGCGAATTGTTTTCTCCGTCCTTCTTCATCATAAATAAGTATCCGTAATCCAATGGATTCATACCTACAAAATTTACATTCTTAGATGTGGCTCCAAAGTCGTAATTAGTAGCTGTTTCAATTTGAACTAGCATAGCGGTAATCACATCTAAAATACTTGGGTCTTGAACTGCAATTTTAACTGTGTTAACATCGAATGGTGTCGCTTGAATGAAGATACCGTCCTCTAAATCATTAGCTGAATCATAGTTTAAAATCGCATCTTGACGTTTTAAAGCAAATTCCTGAACTAACAAATTAAATACAACGTTTTCTAAACGTGGTAAATCTTGCCAAATTTCCTCTGTAAACATCATGTGTTTAGCAATCTTTAACGAACCAATTTTGGAAGTCGATAAAGTAATATCTTGAGTAGGTTTTAGTTCTCCTTCTTTTACGATCTCAAATCCTAAAGGGGTAACTGGCAAGTATTCCGTCCATCTTAACGCAGGAATTGAAGTTCTTGATAGATTAATGTATGGAAAAATAAAAGTATCACGTAACTCAATACCTCTTATCATAGAGCTATCTAATACATTAAAGAACTGGTCAAATGCAAAATCATAACGCTCTTGTGGAGTTAAACCTGCTTGATCTCCGTTTGGATCAAAAATATTAGTATCTGTTAATCCGTTGGTTAAATTTGGATTATCCGTTGATACTGTTTCGTAATACAAGTTCAAACCTTTTGCAATTGAATTAAAATCGATATTAAATTCTAAATTGTTTCTACTTCCTGACTTAACTTGATCGCCAATCTGTTTTAATGACTTTAAAACCTCTTTAGATCGCATTACAGCAGAACTAAATGTTTTTAATGTAATTGTTTCACGTGGGAATTGTTTAGCAATAGATTTGTTTTCATCTGAAAGATGTTTAAATCCATCATTAAGCATTTTTTCAACGTCATCCTTTTTTACTTGATCTTTGATAATATTTTGAACATTATCGTATACCTCTTTAATAGCTTCTTTATTATCAGCTATATTCTTTACTAATGGTTCGCTGTGTTGTTTTACTGTTTCTTTAACAACCTCCGCAACCTCTTTTGTTACATCACTCATTTTTACTGTTTTAATAAATTTCTTAATAATTCTTTATCTATTGTTAGAGTGTCAATAGACGGCTCTATGGTTGTTTTACCAGTGATTTGCATCGGCTGGTTATTTTTCATGTTTTCAAATTGCTCTTTTGAAAGTGCAGGAGTATATGAATTACTGCCGTTTAGAACGGTTGAGCCTTCTTGACTAATTGCTTGTTCGTAAATAGCGAAGTAATATCCTTGCTCCTCCACTTGTTCCTTGTTTAATATTTTATCTATATGCTTGTCGTATATCGCTTTCTCTTCTTTATCATCAACATGGTCGCTGTTTAAAGCTAATTTTACATTTATATACCTTAGTCTTATGCTGTGTTCTGTAATTCCTTCTTTGTAAGCTAATAAAGCCTTTTCGTTAGTCATTTGGCTTATTTTAGATTCAAACACTAATAATTCAGTATTTAAATCACTTTCATAACCTAATGATTTGAAATTAGAATTTAATAAATGTAGGTTAACGTCTTTAGCTGGTGCTACAGTTGTCATTATACCTAAACTATGATCTATAGCATGAGTAACTTTACCTTGTTGTTCTGATACTGTTTTTTTCCAAGAGCCATCTAAACTAACATCATCGTGTGAATCCATTACATTAGTAGAGTTCATCACAGCATATATATAGCTTCCTATTGTATAATCTTGTTCAGCACTCTTTATAGCGCCTGATTTATTAATTATTCTTAATTCAAATTTTTTATTTTTAGGCTGTTCTTTCTTTTCAGCTATTAAACGATCTTTATTAGCCTTAAGGTCTTTAAACATTTCTGCCTTATCTTTAAAATTCTTATTTAGTGCTTTACAATAAATCATTTTAATACATCTTTATTAAACTTCTTTTTCTTAATAGAATTTGATAATTTTTCTTTATCAATATTTTTACTATTAACTTTTTTTATTTTCTCCTCTATTTCACTTCTTAATGTTTTCATAATAAACTTTCTAAGCCGTTTTCTTTTAAATATCTATTTATATTTAAGTTAATGCCTTGCGATATTGCCTTCTCGTTTGCATCTAATATGTTTTTAAGTGCATCCGTTTCAAACTTTATACCTTCCTGCCTATCTTTCTCTTTTCCTTTTATAACTGACGGCAAATGATCAAAACTAGCTATTAATTTAGTGCCTCTAGTTTTGAAATACTCAGGACTTTTTAAAGTCAATGCTAAACATAAATTGTCTATAATAGGCTGACATATATTAGCTACAAATCTAGCTTCTGCAACACTTTGGTTTTCATAAGTACTACCTTGTGTTTTACCACTTCTAGCATCTAATATATCTGGGGGAATGCCATACGCTGTACGTGTGTTTTGTTTAGCGTTGTTTTGCATTTCTATTAAAGAAGTTATGATCTTTGGCGTATCCGTGTATATAGATAAAAACTTTAAATCTTCATTTGTAGTGATTATATGACCTTTGGTCCCTAAGCTTGCTCCGTAATCATCTTTACCGTTGATTTTCTTTTCTTGCATCGCTTTTTGAACAGCGTCTAATTGTTCTCCTATATTAACTCCAGAAGGATTGTTTTTTGATAAAATCCCACCAACTGGACGTGTTGAAAAGTAAGCTAATGCATCCTGTGTACTTTTGATTATTTGAAGATCGTATTTTAAAGCATCTACACGGCTAATTGGAGTTAAAAATGCATCCCTGTTGAAGTATGGGTACATTGTATTGTTTTCATGATACAAACCTCTTTTTATAGTATCATACGTTATAATTAAATCTTTATAAGGTATATCTATTGTTTGATTATCTAAATGTAATTTAAATATAAGGTTTTTTATACTAAAGTCTGGCTGTGAAAAGAAATTTGAATCAATTTTAGGGTAATAAAGATTGAAGTTATCTAACACGTATAATTCCCTATCTGTTTTTTTTAGGTTTCCATTTTTAAAGAAATTACCCCAAATTACTGCTGAACCATTTACTAACTCATTTATAGCAAACTCTTTTACAAATCCTTTTTTATCAGTCCATTTGTTAGGTTTTTCTAATAAATCTACATAATCCGAGTTTTCAATTTCGTTTCCTTCACTGTCTACTTCTTTAAATTCTACAGTAGAAAGCGTATCTACTATTGTATTTATTACAGATTGAAAAAAAACTATGTCTTGGTAGTATTTTTTATAATTTTTGTATGGCTTGTAATATTCAATTTCTGAGCCATGAAGTACATTCATTAAATCAGAGAATGAGCCAGTGTGAAAAGTGTTATAGTGTTGCCCTATTTCATTAATATAATAAGGAACACTATTTTCTTGCAAGTGCTTTTCGGTTTCTTTTTTACCGAATAATTTATTTAAAAAGCTAATCTCTACTCATGCGACCGTATATGTCTTAAGTATTTATTTACAAATATACAAATAATTTTTGAAATTAAAATAAGTTCATAAAAAAAGAGAAAAGCTTTAAGATTGCCCTCCAAGAAAATCTTAAAACTTTATTTATTAATAGAAAACAATTTAAAATATGGCAAATGAAAGTATTATTTTATCAACCATAGTTTTAATTTCTTCTACAAATATATAACAAACATTTATACTGTACAAATTTATTTTTATCTTTTTTTACTAAATTTTAAAGCCATAGGAGTAACGCTTTTAAATTCTCCTTCTTTAATAGTGACACACTCTTTACATGATGGGCATTGTGTTTCAATATAGGCATCTTTTGAAACGTTTGCTATCCATCTACTTTTTTTGTTTGAAAACTCACTACAATTACAATATATTTCTTTCATATCATTTCTTTTGAACAAAGGTATAAAAAAAAGACTATATAAAAATATATATAGCCTTTTTTAAAAAATAGAATTACTTTTTATCAACTTCATTACAAATATACAAATAATTTTATTAAATAAAATAAGTTTATAATTTTATTTTTTATAAAATATCTTTAGCTAATATATACTTGCCTTCCTTGCTTAAATATTCTCTGTTATAATGCTTAACGACACCATCAATAATTCTAACCTCTTGTTTAACATCATATCTTTTTATGTCTTCTTTGTTTTTAAGTGAATTACTCATGTTATCTATTAACTTTTCACTTTCAACAAGTTGTTTTTCTGTTAATTGTAACTTTTCTCTTAGAAACTCGTTTTCAAGTTCTAATTTTTCTTTAATTGTTAATTTGTGCTGTACCTTAAAAAGTTTTTTAGTTTTCTTTTTACCGAATCTTTCGGAGTATATTTTTTTGGCTGATGAAAAATCTCTATTTTCTATACTAGACCAAAAATAATGCCCCTCTTCTGTGGATGACCAAGTGAAACACTCCTGTATTGATTTATTTTTTATATTTTCTTCAGAAACATATTCTCGTGATCTTTTCAAAGCTAATTTATATAGCTTAGGCATATCTCTTAAATCTTCTATTTTCATTTATATTATTTTAAAAGTTCTTTATTCTCGTGTATGTTGCCTATTATTTCAAACTCAAAAATCTTAAGTTCTTTATATAAGCTATCTGACAATGATTTATCTTGATCGAAAGAGTAATCCAAAGCCCAAAATCCTTTTTTATTATTCCAAAAAACTTGTCTTTTTGATTTTTCAATCAATCCATCTACTTCTACTTCATCACTTAATATATCCCCTTCAAATATCTTCTTTCCGTTCTTATCTTTTAAGCCTGTGTATTGCATGACTTCAACATGATTTAACGTTAATAATTTATTTAGATTTCTAACCCTCTTTATAAAATCCCAATTCGTCATTTTATCAATTGCTTTATTATAAGCTCTAAATTCTATTTCTCTCATAACGTGTTTTTATCTATTTTTTTATTCAATATCAATATCAAATAAATGATCTTCAATATCATTAAGTAAACAAGAACCATCGCATAACGTTCCGTCATAATATATCTCTTCACTTAAAATTCCTATTTCATCTTTATCTTTTAATTTATTTAAGTATTTTAAACTAGCTTTTAATAATTCTATTGATCTCTCATTCATTTTTAATTATTTTTTTTGTTATTAATTACATTACAAATATATAGATTAAATACATGTAATAAATAATTTTAACATACTTTAACATTTTAACTATCTTATATTGCCTAAATCGATATGCTTCATTAGTCCTTGCTCGTACATGTGCCATGCTCCATAACCCACTGCATCAAGACTATGCTCGGGACATGATGGATCGGGTTCTATGATTGTTTTACCTCTTGTTATTCGCTCTTGCAATGAATAAACCTCCAGTTCTTTATTCATATTACCTTCTTTATTGTCTACGTAAAAAACCTCTATTTCTTGAACTAATTTGATACGCTCCATTATGTTCGGTTTATTTACTTTTACAGCGTTAATTCCTGCTTTAATTAACTGTATAACCTTGCCATCACTAGAGTTTTTATCATAGTCTTGACTTTCACATATAAGTTGCGTGTGAGTTCCTTGTTTTAAAGTTGAATTATTTAAAAAGTAAGTTGATAAAGGTATTTTAACGCCGTTATTATCTAACATTTCCGATTCAGGCTTATAAACGTGTAATTTAACGTATAATTTGCCATCATAATATTTTAGGCTAACTAATGTACAAGGGTCATACATACCGAAATCAGTAGCGTATAATTCTAAATAAGGTAATGAATTGTAATAATCGTCATAAATGGGTTTCCAATTAGTGAATATTCTATTCGGTGATTCTGCTGATTTACCAAGTCCGTATACTTCCCAATGCCATGGCCTGGCTGTTTTTTGAATTTCATTACTCCATGTTCTTAAAACGTGTGATTTTTGATAATCTGTTAATTCTAACTTATCAATAAATAATTCTGCACTTTCTCGATCTTTTATTTGTTTTAACCGATTGAATTGTTCGTTAAATTCAATATCTAAATGGTTTTCTATTTTGTATTTTTCATAAAATGATTTATTGTCTTTTGGAATGAATTTAGCTATTAATGGCTGATATGCTAGTATTTCATTCCTTACATTTGTGGAAAGGAAGTTGTTTTTTAAAAAGGTTGAATGTAAAGATATTGTGTCATTCCTATCTTTTAATTCCTCCAACCATTGAAGTTTTTGTTTTGGGTTTAAGTCGATTATTATAACACCTCTTGTACGTTGCTTTAATTGGTTAAATACTTCGGGATCGAATTTATAAGGCTCGTTAATCCATATAACGTCGTTACCCATACCAATAATATCCTCTACACTATCAGCACCATCAAAAAGCAAAACAGAGCCTTTTGGCTCGTATGTGAATGTATGATTAGATTTATTATGTTTAAGTAATTTATAAACTCCTTCTTTCCTAAGATATTCATTGTATTGTTCTATTGATATAGTGCCTTCCTCAAATTCTTTCCTCCTACCCATAGGGTCTTTAAGAAATTCAATAAATTCTTTTTCTACAATTTTACGGCAAGAAGTTTTTGTATCACGCATAACTGTTTGCGTATGACTTGGTTTCTCAAGTAAATTAAGAAATGCCATTTGCATCAAAGAATGCGTCTTACTAGATCGAGAAGCCCCCTCGTTAATAATTATTCTATAACCATCTTTTATGGCTTTCTCAATATCTGAATAAACATTTGTAAACGCTATGTTAATGTTCATTATTATCTCTAGAGTAGAATTTGTTTATAATTATGTTTTGATCATTGTTTTCTTTCTCTTTTCCTTTGGTTGCTTCGTAGTCAATAATAGTTTTATTTAAAGCCTTTTCTTTTCTCTCTAACTGCCAAGCGTAACGTTGCCAGCTATCTTCCTCTCTTAGTTTTTTAAGCAGAGTTTTCTTTTGAATAATGAAAGCTTTTTTGTAAACGGCCAAAAAGTCGGTTATATCTATGTTCTTACCTTTACCTATTTTATAGTTTTTAAAGGTGCTATAACATATTTTATCTTCGTCATTTAGCTTTTCATTTGTAAGTAAAACAAGTTCCTCCTCCGTCAAGTCTAGAGTGTTAAGGTCCTCGTTTACAACTTCTCTAAATGCATTTGTGAAAGCTTGTATTTTATTTGGTCTACCAAAATCACTATTTTGTTCACTCATTTCTTTTATTTTGTTTAATATAAGATTTTAATTCATTTGTTTTTGGTTGTGAATATCTTACCTACGTGTATTGATTTTATGTTTTCTTTTTTTATAAAACCAAATTCTTTATCTGTCTTTAAATTAATAAAATCACTTTTTTCTAATTGCATACTATTATATATGTAATCAGCTGTTTGTTGACTTATTTTTTTTTGGTAAATGGTAGAATCATCAAAATTTATTGTTAATTCATATATTTTTTTATTATAATAATCATTATCTTTATCTTCAATGATAATGTAATCACTTTCTTTTTTTAAAGATGGTATATTATTATTTTTATCAATTATATTATCTTTTAAATATTTTATAAATTTATTAAACATAATTCATTTCTTTTTTATTCCCTTTATAACAGTCTTACTTTTTTCCATTGTTCTAAAACAATTTTAACTGCCTTTACATACAAAGATACAATATTTTTATAAACCCTTTCATTTAACTGTAAAATAAGAAGGTGTAGAAATATTATAATAATTAATTCTTTCATAGTAAATTACTGTTAAAAATTAAATGATCGTATTGTTTGTATATGCAAGGTGCTTGGTTTAATATATAATCTCCAGCACTTACATTTGCGTTGTATATGCATGGTTCGTAGTTACATATATTCCATCCAGAAGTTACATTTGCGTTGTATATGCATGGTTCGAAGTTAAA